CCCCGCTCAGGACTCATTTGTGGATACCTCGGACCCGGATCAGATGAGTGCAGCGGTAGCCGAGGAGAACCGTCGGTTGTTAGCGGCCCGGATGGGAACTTCAGCAGCACAGATGCCAAATTCGGTGTTAGCAGCGGCTGCCCAGGTCGGGATTTCTAAGCCTCCGCATCTGGAGGCGCAGAGAGCGATGGCGGAACTGGATGAGGCTACAGCAAAGGGAGCCCCTGTAGAACCTGAACCGGAACCGCAACCTGACAAGGCCCCTACATTCCGGCTGCCGACAGAGGAGGTGACTCCTCATTCAGCAGCGGGCAAGACGGGTGGGCAAGCTCCCCCTGTGACGTTGAATGCTCCAAATGCTGGGCAGGGCACCCAGAATCCTCGGTTCAGGAAACCACCCCAGTCATAAGTGACGGGAAGGGAACATGCAGAGTGCGTTGCAGAATACCACACCGGAACAACGCTATCCTTTGTACCGGGATGTGGAATCTCTCATTGCACCTGGCTTTCTGAGCCAACACGTTGTTGTCAACGGTGTCCCAATAGCTTTACGCTCCTTGTATCCCGGTGACATATTTCTTCTCCAATCCCGTGTGGGTAATGGGGGGGAGAACGATTGGAAGAATTGGGCTATCGCCTCCTCCCTATGGTTAGTCCGAGGCTATGTAGTATCCGACCCTAATTTGGTTCCTCGTCTGTATCAGATGGTTAAGGCAATGCCCAGCCGGGCAAGAGATCGCTTGTTCTCTATTGTTGTAGCCATGTTCGACCGCCAGGGTAAAGCGTTGGAAGCGACAGAATCATATTGCTATGAGACTGCCTCTCGATATCAGTGGCGCACCTATGGGGGTCATAGCCCTTCGGATCACATGGGCATCTCAGGGTTTGAGAAGCTGGGAACAAATCACACCCAGAGAATGTGGACCTTCTACAATGCGGTGGAGGACCAGCGGATACAGGATGATCGTCTCTGGGAAGGGTTCAAGCTGAGTATCTCCCCTCATACCAAGGGCGTTAAGAAAATCGATCAGAAGGACGTTCAACAGCGACGGGAGGAGATGGCCCGGCGTCAGGAGGTACAGGATCGATTCTTCTACGTTGCTACCGGGGTTTTGGAGGTGGGGCCAAAAGGGAAGGTCAAGGATGCACCTCCGGGCATGGCGGTTAAGTCGGTCGAGGATCTGGAACAAGAGATGTATCGCTGGGTGTCGGGGCAGGAAGACCAGCATGATGCGGTAGTCCGTGACTACAAGACACGAATCAGTGTGAAACACGAACAGGTCAAGGAGGAACGAGCACGTCGGGCGGCAATGATGCGTGAGCAGTACGATGACAATGCCGTCTTAGCTTCAACCGCATTAGTTGGCTATACAGCGGATCAGTTGAGGGAAGTGTTGAAGGGTCGCCAGACGGGTGTCAAGTCAGTGATACCCGGTGGTGGGGGAGCCCGAGATTATCTCTATGAGAAGTATATAGAGAGGCCCGCTGATTCCGGACTGCTGAAGGCTGAGGGCGGTCAATTGAAAACTAAAGCGGGTGCGGACCTGACACCTCAGCTTGAGAATCGTCAGGTTTCTTTCCAAGTAGAAGACTTGGAGGGTGAGGAATAAGCCATGGGTGCAAATCAAAATGTTGTTGATGTCCTTTTAGGGATTGAACCAAAGGGGCTGAGTAATTTCAACAAGGCCCTGACTCAGGTTTCTGTCGATGCCATGACCACGATGTCGAAGCGTGGGGCAGAGAAATTCCTTAAGGAGATGAAGACCACCTACGGAAAACTGGAGAAGGCTCAGTTGGAGTCAGCCAGGGTTCTCCACAAATTGGAGTCCGCAAAGCTCACTGAGATTCAACGGCGTCAACTGTCTCACCGCCATCAGATGTTGCAGACGGACATTAAGGGCATCGAGAAGAAGTCCCGGTTGGAGCTTGCCGGAGCGGAAAAGGTAGCCAAGCGGCGCAAGGCTCATTTTGAGAAGCAGGCCAAGACCCAAGACCGGATAGGGAAGGTCGGTGCTGTAGGTGAGCAGTTCGGGGAGGAGATCTCCAAAGCCTTCACGGATATGACCTCCAAAGATATTGGTCAGATGTTCAAAGGACCGTTGACCCAGATGGGGACGCTCACCAAGAAAATGGGTGCAGCCCTCAGTAAGCGTTCGGAACCGGACAGCATGGCTGGGAAGTTGGGCGGGATACTGGGGAAGCTGGGACCGGCCCTGATAGCGATAGGAGCGATTGCTGCTGGGTTTGCGGCTATGCTCAAGATCATTATCGATGCTGATGCCCAAGCTAAGGAGTTCAACAAGACGCTGTTGGAATCGGGAGCTTCTGCGGGGGAACTGGTAAGTGGGTTTGCGGGTATTACGGGCAACTTGCGAGTCATACGAGAGGCATTCACCGATTTCTCTTTCAATCGGATCTGGGGAACAACGGCTAAGGATCACTTGGAGATGTTGGGGGCCTATGCAGGTGCTGGTCTGACATTTAAAGAGTTGACCCGAAATATCGATGATGCTGCGGGTAAGATGGAGGCCCTTCAGAGAGCCACAGCTTCCACCTTGACCTACGCTAAACTGTTTGGTCAGACCAATACGGAAATGGCCGGGAACATGGGCCAATGGATGGAGGAGTTGGGCCACAACTTTGAAACCGTCAGCGAAGCCCTGACGGGTATCCACAAAGCGGCGATGGATTCTGGGTTTGGAGTGAAACGATTTTACGGAATGATCCTTCAGGCTACCTCCGGGATGTCCATGTACAACGTCCGGTTGAGTGAGACAGCGGGGCTCTTGACACAGTTAGCGAAAGTTCTGGGGCCGGGTAAAGGGGGAGAATTCTTGCAGACGTTGATGGGGGGTTACAAGGAGTCTAGCACCGAGGACCGAACTAAAACCGTTATGCGGACAGGTGAGAACTTGTCAATTAAGATACTTCGGAAAGGTGCTACAGACGCTGCGGAAGATTTCCAGAAGAAGATGGAGGGGGCTGACAGTGGGGCAGCTATCGGGGCAGAGATTGAGAAAGCATTGGGGTTGAAGCAGGGGCAAGCGGCAACAATAAACCCCGAAAAACTGATGGAGAAGTTGGGGACATTGCCTGATAACGCCCGAGACGATTTGGTTTTTGCAATTCAAGCTCTGGATGCTCCTCTGGCTCGACAGATGGCTGCGGTGACCAACAAATCGATAGTTGCGAAGGGGGGTCGGGGAGCGGCACAAGCGTCACTCCAATTTGCATCCCCAGCGGAAACTTTGGCGATCCAATTGAATGAACTCCAAGAGGTGATCGGGGGTCGGGTGGATCAAATCTCGTTGGATGATGAGAAGACACGGAATGCCTGGGAGAAGATCACCGGGAAACAGGGTGAAGCTGCGATACAGCTATGGGAGTTGGGCAATAGTGCAGGCGCAGCGAGCCGGATGTTGGAGTCTGCTCAGGAACGGTTGAAAAAGACCCCTGGCGACATCGATAAGATCAACGAGGAATTGCATAAGCAGGGTTATGAACTAGATGCCAAGGGGAAAGCCTACAAGGTGGAGAAGAAGGAGAGCGCCGGGGGAGAGGTGTACTGGAAACCGATAGGGCGGGCTATCGGCACAGAGGTGGAGGACATCATTCTGGGGTCAGGGGCGGAGCTGGCAAACATCGCTAAAGATCGCCTACCTGCGGATCTGGCAATGGCTCAGGATGTAGTACGGAACACGACTGAGATGACCAAGATTCTGGAACAGGGTGTGCAGAGGTGGTTGGAGCGTATCTATGGGGGTGTCCAGGATATTATACGGTATCTAGGTGGGGGCGAGGATATCGAAACACGCCGGAAGCTCCAGAATGAGACAGAAGAGAATCTGATGACGGCATTGAAAAAGAAACGGGGAGAGGAAAAGAAGATCTCCGGGTGGAGTTCCGCTAGAGCTAATGCAACCCCGGAGGAGCGGGCTGAACTTGACGTGAAAATCAAAGCGGCTCAGAAGACGATTGCACGGCAGGATATTGAGATTGCAAGGGCAGAAAAGGAGAGTCGGAATCTGGCTCAGTTGGAAGTGGGCGGGTTCTTTAGCGGGTCCAAGACAGAAGCCGAGATGCGGGAGGCCGCAGGAATCGGGAAAGGTACAGGCCAAGAAATGCCTCTGGACCCGGAGCTACGGAAAAAGGGCGTAGAGTCGGCTCGCAGAAAAGGAGGCATAGTGGGGGAGAAAGCAGCGGATTCGTTTGCACCCAGTATGAGAAAGACCGGGAGTTCCGAGGAGGCGATTGAGAGGACTAGGGATGCCTACAGGACGAAAGGCGGCGAGATGGCTGTAGCGCAGCTAGAAGCAAAGTTGGAGGGAGGTGAGGCGCAAAAGCCGGAGTGGCCGTCCCGAGGGGAGAAAGTGGGTGACACGAGGATTGGTGGCACCGGGTTAGATGCGTTATGGGAACACATTGAGGCAAACTACAGCCCGGAACGCACGATTAAGGCATTGGATAAGTTGCAAGCGGAAAAAGAGGTGAAAGAAGCTAGTCGCCAAGCAGTGCTGGATCAGGCTGAAACCAAGTGGTTCACAACGCCAGCAGAGAAAAAACGAGCCAAGATCCTGGCAATGGAGATTGTAGCGGAAGGGAAGAAGGCAGAGAAGGAAGAACAGTTAGAAAAAATCGCTAAATACTTGGAGATGACAGGACTCTCGAAGTCTGATGCCAAAAAGGGTGCAAAGTCTTTGACAGGAGCGGGTGGCTACAAGGGGGATCTGTTCCCGGCGGACAGGGCAGCCATTATACTTCGGGATTTAGGGATGTCAGATGCATTGGATCCAGGGTCTAAATATATGCTGGAAACGAAGGTGGAAGATTCTCTCCCCGGCGGGCCAACCAAGGACATGGTTATGCAGATTGGACGCGACGGCAAGACCAAGTTCGCTCAGCGTGTTGATGGGGATGACATTGTGAAGGTTTCTAAGCCTGGCGGTGCTTTATCCAAGGTCGCTGGTGGCGGTGGCGGGGGTGTAAATGTCTATCACCTCTACGGTGAGGGGCCGGGAGTACTGAACACGATTACGAAAGCACAGCAGTCAGGTTTACTGAGTTGAGGTAGCTAATGGCAGGACCAGACGAGTCGAGCGTCTTCCAATCGGCATTTCAATCGCCGGAGGATGAGTTTAACACCAATCTAGGTGTTCGCCCGTTCGTGTTCGATATTCTGGGGCCAGACATGGAGACCAGCGTACTACCTGTCAATCTGAGGATGGTCCTCCATGCGCCCCCGCAGTCCGTTAGCATCAGCTACACCAAGCAGATTGAGCGGATTCAGACCCGAGGCGGGTTTGTAGAGCAGCATTGGGGGGAAGGTGCCCGGACCATGGATTTCAGCATGGTCACAGGGGGCTTTATGCGGTTATTCTCGGGCCTTTCTAATGTAACCGGGGGTCCAGGTGCGGAAGACACTGGAGGAAGCCGACGTGAGTCTATCTCGTATGACAAGTACCTAGACCTGTTGGCACTCTTCCACAACAACGGCTCGGTTTACGATGCCTCCGGGAAGATTGTGTTCCAGGGGGTAATCCAGGTCACCTTTGATGGTGGTATCTACAACGGGTGGTGGAGTGATTTCAAGGTGTCTGAGGATTCATCCCGACCGTATCTGTTCTCCTTGACGGCCAACTTCACGATAGACAAGGAGATTCAACGATTCAGAACACCGCTACCAGCAGGAGGATTCTAATGGCAGGGAATATCCATGATGCGGACCCCCTCGCTGAGAGCCCCCCCGATCCGTCGGCAGGGATGTTGGAACCAATAGATGTTCCTATAGATGCGCCACCTGACGTAGCTGTAGAGATGGGTGATTGGAAAAAGAAGGCTAATAAGGACGCCAAAGCGTCATTCAAAAATACTAATAAAGCCAAGTCGACCTCCTCAGAGTCAGAAGCCGCTCCTCAAGAGGACGTTGCTACCCAAGCAGTGCCAGACGCCCAACCCCCGGACCCAATGACAGGGGGTAATGCTGAGGTTATTTCCCCCGAAGTTCTTCAGGAATACAACAACATATTCAACCCCGAGATCAAACGGGAGGCTGATTACGAGGAGCGTCAGAAGCAGGCACAGTCTAATGCCGTAAAGAGTCCGCCTGACCCCAGTGAGTACATAGGGTTACAGGCCGGGCCGGAAATGACAATTCAGGTTGAGAACAGCTTGACAACTCCGATGGACATGACTCCTTCACTGTTGCGGCGGCTCTCTCCCTTCATGATGCAGCTTGAGGCACCTCTGGTGTATGGAGAGGACGGCGGGTTTTTGAATAAGGGTGGGAATCAGATCAATGTATCGTCTTTTGATGCTGCCCAGCGTGGTGCCCGAGGGTATGAGAGTGCTCGGTCTGCTCTGGCCCAATCAGCCCTTTCTGTTGGGATCAACAGTAACGTGACTTCCGCTGATGCTTTTGTTTCAGTAAATTCCCAATCGGCTCCTGCATACGGTGGGAGTGCTGAGTCAAATCCAACGGATAATCTAGGTGAACCGGCGATTGCGGATTTGATGACAGCGGCTGACATCGCCTGGCAATTGTCCACTATGTTGAATGCACCACCGTTGGTGTTGCTCATCAACCCAACGTCGATGGAGGTCTCCTACACGAAGGTTCAACAGTTCCAGGACCGTACCCGGTATGGGTTCCTATTCCATGCCTGGGGTGAGGAGCAGCCCAAGGTGACGTTCACAGCCAAGTGCGGTGCTTTCATCTCTGGTGGCAAGGGTGTCCAGTATGCCAGCAAACGGGATTCTCGTGCCTGGCAGAATCTGATGAACGCTTTTCACTTCTACAAAAATAATGGGTACATCTATGACACTATCGGGAAATCCAATGCTCACCACTTCATCGGAGCCATGTCCATTCATTATGACCAGATGGTTTACTACGGGAACATGGAGTCCTTCGGTTGGGGCTACGAGGAAGGGAATCAGTTAGGTGGGGTTGAGTTTTCGATAGATTTCACCGTTACGGCGATGTTGGATACAGCCCAGCAGAAGTTCGTGGTGACGCCAATGAAATCCCCGATCCCCAGTTTGAGTGATCCCCGGTATGCAGGTATTGAGTCCCGAGCCAAGAATCCGCCGGGTGAGTTCTCAGTAGGTGTTGACACCAGCGGACTTACCTTCACTACCCAGGGCCATGACGTGACGGTGGGCGAAGCTTTCAACAGTACGGTAGGGGGCGCTTTTTATCCTGATGCCCCGCAACCGGGTGGGACAGGGGCAACGAAGACGGGCACCAAAGGGTTCATCTCGCCACCGGCTTCCGAAGATCGAGATGTGTCGCAAGCGACAGCTTCATCAACGACGAAACCCTTTGGACTGAGGTAACGGATGGGGCTGGAACACAGACCGTATATCGGTAGTTGGACAATGGGGTCACGTAAGGTGATCCAGCATACACCTGATGCCCTCGTTTACATCAACGGTGACATGTCCGTTCCTGGCTGTGTCAAGTGCAACAGCTATATCAACATCCAGGAATTTATCACCTCGGTTTCTGTAGATGCTGGAACAGATGCAGCGGGGGCCTCAGCTTCGGTAACCCTGTCTGTTCCAATTCACCACTTGGATTCTTTTGCCCGAGATGCCCAGTTCATACTACGGCCTGGTCTCGAAGTTCATGTCTACCAGCGGGGTTACTTCCCGGTGAAAGGGATGTTCTCCAATCTGGCGGGTGCATCCAGTCCTGAGAATATGGACATTCATTCCCCCTCCGGTCCGATTCAAGTAGGTAAGTGGACGGGCAAGTACAGCCCGGACAATCTGTTGTCCTCCCATGAGGGGCCACTGGGGGATTTACCCCAGGAGGTACAGAACAACCTGTGGGCTGTCTGCAACAATATGGAGACCATCGATCAGTATTTTGCTGCCCGTGCCGAACGTGGAGACTTCGGTTCTTACGAGCCGGGGTCCATGTCTATTCATGTGGGGGACGGGTACGCTACCAAAGGGCACGCAGATGACAGCCAGCATTACGTGGGTAATGCCCTCGATTTCAATATGCAGTACAAGGATGAGAAAGGGCGTACCCATATGGTCCCCAAAGATGACACCTGGGCGGGCCTTATCAGGATGCAGCAAACAGATTATATTGAGCACGGGGGGATTGGCTCCTATAGCAAAGTAGATGCTGCGGGTAACCCGACGGGTTGGTATGTCAATCCCCATTTCGACCGACGTGGTTTGAATGATGACAACAAAGACCCTCGTTGGAATCGCCGGAAGGCTCCGGGGGAGAAAAATGGGACGGGTGGTTTCAGTCCCACATCGTCAATGGATGAGGCTTATGCGAACAGCCCCTTACCGGGGAAGCTGGATGGTGTTTACAGTTATGACGAGAATGAGGCCGCTAAGAACACTACCCCCAAGGTTGGGATTGCTAGTGATGGCGCTCCTAAACAGGAACCCAATTGGCAGCCAACACCGTTGGACCAGATGGGAATGTCCGATAAGGATCTGGAGAATCTGTTAGCGTACCCCTACTACCACACTTTCCATGGGGTGGTGACACAGGTCTCATTCTCATGGAGTCCCGGCACACAGGAGATCACTATTCAGTGCGCCTCGATGCTTCATTTCTGGCAGTATCACCAGATGAGCACCAATGCTTCGGTGTTTGGGGCCAGACCTCACAACTCTAAAGCTCGTGTCTCAATGGTTGGGCACAACTTCACAGGGATGCACCCCTACGAGATCATGTACACCTTGCACCATGACACAGCGGGAGCAGCAGGAGGTATCTCTTGGGCAATGTCCCAAAAGACCAACCAGAAAGCTCGGAGTTCGATTACGGGTGAATCTCTCTTCAGTATGAATCTCCGGTACTGGCAACAGCGGTTCAACCAACGTGAAACGAAGCTCCGGTTACACGGGGTTACAGGCATGTTGTTCAACTCCGCTCAGGCAACCTGGCTCAGCCGGAAGAAGAGTGGTGTCCTGACCGATATGATCCGACGGAGATTCAATCTCCGTTCCGACCGACGTGGTGGCGACATTCTAACGTCTTCCCTTTTTGAGGCGTTGGTTTGGGGGCGGTCACATGCTGGGAAACCCAAGCCGGGTTCAAAAAATCCCCGACTGGAATTGAATGTCATCGAGATGGAAGCGTTTGTGTCCAACATTTCAGAATGGGGCAACATTCAACTGTTTGAATCGACCTACGAGTCAAAGCTCGATATCGCCCAAAAGGTCTGTGAAACTACCGGGTTCGAGTTCTATCAGGATGTAGATGGGGACTTCGTGTTTAAGCCTCCCATGTACAATCTGGATACTTCTAGCAGCCGGGCGTACCGGATTGAGGACATTGACCTCATCAGTATCAACTTTGATGAGAAGGAACCCGAGGTCACCTACATGACGGTGAAGGGTTCCGGGATGAAGAACCAGTTAGGGGTCGGGTTAGAAAATGAGTGGGGCAAGAAGGGGATGTACATCGATTACCGGCTGGTAGCACAGTACGGCTGGCGTCCGGGGAACTACGAGGCTGAGTATTTCAGCAATAAGGCTGCGATGTTTTTTGCAGCAGTCAATCGTATGGACATTATGAATGCCCCGGTAAATTCTGCATCCGCATCCATTCCGGTACGCCCAGAGATTCGACCCGGCTATCCTTTCTACATCCCCTATCTGGATTGCTTCTACTATTGCCCCAGTTTCGCTCACAGCTATCAGGTTGGGGGGCAGTGTACGACGACGCTCCAGTTGATTGCCAAGCGTGCCAAGTTTTACGCTCCTGGTGACCCCACCAAGGGAGAGAAAGGGATTGAGGCTATCAATCTGGGGTACCCCTCATTCCCGCCCATGCCATTACAGATTGAGGCTCTCGACGGTCGTCCTCGGATGAAAGGGTTCCCTAACGTAGTGATGGCATTGGATCCCAACCAGTTGAACCCAACATATTTTATGGTTGGTGCCGATATCGACTTGATGGATACGAAAGAGGCGTTGGGTGGCCTGTTGAAGATGGCGGTAGATCTCAATGTGCTGACAACTAAAGATAAGGGTGACCCAGGGCCGGTGTACTGGATGGAGTTAAACGATGGCTCGCAAAAGATCGATTTCTGGTACGATCCCGAGGGAGAAATTGCCCCTCCAGGTCATGCGGACATCAAAACAGTTGCAATGCAGTATCAGAAAGCCTTGGTGGCATTTCAGGAGGGGCAAACAAAGATCACTGAGACAATGATGGGATTGATGGAGAAAGTGATCGAAGCGGACGAAAAACTTCGAAATGTTCACGCTGACCCAGAAAGTACACCGGATAAGGTGGATAAGGCGCTGAAGAAGGCTGCAAAGGCACGTAAGAATCTCCATGCCGAAGAAAATAAGTTTGAGATGACCCGAAAAGCCTTTGACACGTCCGAAGATGAGGATTTCCCTTTGAAGGGGACTTTCCTGAAGCTGATACGAGAGGTTGGTTCCCGGTTCTTTTCATCCAACCAATTTGGTGCTGCATACGGTGACCCGGATGCTACGGCTACTATGTTGGACATGCTGTCCGATACAAAGGCCATCATGACGAGTGGGGATATGCCGGGAATGTACCGTTATTATTCTGCATCCCACCCTCACAAAGAACAGCAAGGGCAGCCGCCTATCAAAATCACAAAGGGAGCCAAGGAGACTGTAACTCCTTTTGTGCAGGGGGCAAGACCAGTGCCTACTTTTGTACCCTCGGGACAGTTGCAAGTACTGGACACCAGTTCAACACCTCCTGATGCCCAACTGATGGACAAGGTGCCTATCTGGGGTCTCCGGGTGTTAACGGGTAAGGAGCCGGGTAGCGGTGAGTTCCTACCAACTAATGAGATCCGGCAGCTAATGTTTGGGGTACACCAAGTACACCTCCTTACGAGACGAGGCACTGGGAAGTATATTAATCGTAAGGTTGATCTGGGGTTGGGGATTGGCAAACGGATCAACGGCTACTTCTGGGAAGCTGATGACGTTGCATGGAAAAATGATCCGTTGGGGGCGATACCTTTGACGTTCCTAAACTCTATTCTGGCGAAGGTCAATAAAGCTATCTCAGGGGCGGGGACTACCGAACATGATGGTAGTTGGGGATTTGCGGTGAAGGTACTTGAGACCGCAGGGTACCTCAAGGCTGAGGTTCCTCCGATACAAGACATTGGATTAGGGGATGAGGGAAAAGGTACTGCTTTCTTGTATCGGGGGGTCACTGTTGATCTAACTAAGCCTTTGAGTAGTTATAAGTTAGCGGACAACCCCGAGGGTGCCGAGTTGATGTTCCCCGGTTCAGACCGATTCTCGGCACTTCAAGTATGGCATGGTCTTTCCGATGAGTTCGCAAAGGGGGTCACTTCCCAAGTACAGACGGTCAAAAACAACTGGCTTCAGGAATTAGATAAGATAGAGGGGCTCCCGATGGAGGTTCGGATGGAAGCCCTGAGTGAATTGCTCCGGGGTTTCCAGATGGCCATGGGAGGCAAAAATCGCCGGGTGCGGAACGTGAGGACACGGAAAGAAACCCCTTGGCGTAAGAATATCTATAGTCCCGTATTTCCTGTGTCCGATAGTCAAGGTTACGAGGTTATCGGGTCGTACCGTTACGGGCGAGATCTTGACATTGACCCGGCGGGGGTTTTCGACGTGCTCCTCAGACAGGATCCTCTTGATTTGTTGCCAAGCAAACTACGTGAGCAGTTTGTTGACATTATTGAAGGGAAAGGGATTGTAGTCGAGAAGGAAGTTGAGGGTGTGAAATCCTCGACCGGCGGGGCAGCAACAACAAAAGACAAAGTGAGTGGGGTGACAGCATCCAGTGAGGTAGAACGCAAAGTCATAGAGGTTCTACGCAACAACATGACCGACAAACAGATATTGGATCTGGGACTGGCGGGGACCACAGCAGACCCCTCGGTACTCATGTTGGAACTTCGGAACTGGATTGCGGACAAGAACAAGGATGGCTTGATGAAGATTCCGGTGATTAATGCCGGGTATTCACTGGGAGATCTTCAGCTTCACACCGGGGCCAGTATCTGCCGCTGTAAGGCCGCAGAAGCCGATGTCCTACTCCATGTGGCGGGTGAGGACGACTTCGTTGCTGTGGCGGCGTCTGGGGCTGTTTTACCGGAAGCCTGGGGTGATTCGGACCTTGATCCGATAACCCGGTGGGAGATGATCGCTGCGTCGCAGGCAGCACCCGCCTGGCAACAGGCACAAGAAGCGTTGCGGGGTGTGCGACCTATTGTCAATGAAAGTAGCATCGTGAAGGCATTTCAGAACCTGGGTGAAACTTACTCGGACTGGCAGGATGACATTTCAAAGCAAGCGGAAACCTTGGAAGCACAATCCGAGGCCATGTACAACGAATCCACCCAGGCTATTGAAGACTCAATCGATGCCTTCGGCGAGGAGGATGAATAATGAGTGGTCCTCTTGATTACGGGCGCAGACGCCCGGTAGCCCCACCGACTTTGACCCGAGGTGAGCTTCGTGCCTCTAATCAAAAGGCTAAGAGGGACAAAGAGAAGGATAGCCCCGATTTCAACCTCGGGTTGGGAATGGCCGAGGTCTACGGGGTCGACTACGAAGCCCACTTAGTGAGTCTCCGTGTATTGACGGGGGCCTCCGGGCAGTACGACCGAGTTCCTGTTCCTATGACCTATCCTGGTGCGGGTGCCCGACATTTCCTGGGTGCAATGCCCCAAGAGGGCGACCGTTGCATTGTTGGGTGGGTGCCTACAGGTAGCTGGAAAACGAATGGGGGTTCCGGTGGTTCCGGTGGCACTAAGAACCCCATCATTCTTTCCTGGTTAATTCCGGGGGTGTGGCCTGGACGTGACTGGTTAACTACAGCCGAGGTGGAGGACAATGAATTTGACCCTTCCCATGGTCAGCAGGCTTTCTTGGGAAGTGCTTATGGCCGTGTCCGCCACAAGCTCCGTCACATCTTGCCTGGTAACATTGTGGCCAGTTCCGCACAGGGCGCAGATCTGGTGTTGGATGAGGGTGTGACAATCTCTAACAGACGAGGGAATGAGATCCGACTCCGGGATCAGGACCAAGCCCTTGTGACACGGAGCCTTCAGCAGTTCCATGCGATGGCGGGCACTCGTATCTATGCTGGGATGGTACAACGGGATGCAACGATCCTCCCGGAGATGATGGTTTCTGATGGGAATGTTTGGGACGGGCCTATTCAAGCTGTGCTAGGGCAACCTCTTCAGGACTACCAGTTACCCCCGGATATATCATCACCCTCCGGGTTCTTGACCCCCGCCCGGACGTTCCACCGAGATTCTGTGGGTGCTGACAATGGGTATTTGGATAGGAGCACCCTCACCATCAGTCCCTATCTCGACCCATATCAATTCCTGAAGACCGGGGGCTTCATCGATGACACGGGCTACGTGGTCGATAACAAGTATTCAGCAGATGGCGTATACGGGGGCAAGCCTATCTACCGGGTGACCTCCCAGTCTAAGGACAATGCGACGCTAGACCCGGATGCAGCGACGCTGACAGAATACCGCATCGAGTTGAATCATACGTCGAAAGGGCGGCTCCCGGTTACAGAACAGACGGATTTGCTGGATGCGGAGCGGCTACCCGGACGTGACCCGAACTTGCCTGTGAACGGACCTCCCACCAACACTCCTTTCATGGAGTGGGTTATGGGGAGTGTGGTCGGGAACGACCCCTTCACGAAGGACGGCAGGACGAAGTACGGGCTGCCATTGATAGCGACTATCTTTGACGGCAACGTCCCGAACCCTCGGTTGGAACCAGCAAAGCTGGCTGAGATGGGTGGTGATGCCACCCCAACCCCCCTGCTGAACCAAGCAGCATCCCTCTTCCGGGTGACCCCGCCTACGGGGAAACTCCCCAGTACCTTCTGGTCAGTGAACAAACAGGGACAACTCCGGGCAGCGATTGGTGGTAATGCCCGTGAGAACTCCATCGAGGCATTTACTAGCGGCGGGTTGAAGCTAGGTGTGGCGGGCAAGTTCCAGTTGTTACTCAATGGACACATGGAACTTGGCACCCTGAGCAAATCAAGTATGGCTTTGACTGCTCAGGAGGGGGCCGTTCGGATCTACGGTGGCGGACCCTTAAAAGGTCAGGAGGCAGACGGTGAGACTCAGACTGGTGACCCCGGTGACCTACCCTCTGTTGACATTGAAGCCAAGACGAATGCCCGGATAAAAGCTGGGCAGAAGGTGACGGTCACGGGGACCAGCTTGGATATGAGCGCCGGTGCAGTCTCTATTGTAGGGCGTGAGAACATCTCTATCGGGGGATCCAAGCGGACGGTGGTGTCAACTGAGGGACTTCAGATTGCGGTCAACGGTAAGGCACAAGAATCCTACGGTGGTCCCAAGTACAACATGCCTACCAATGGTGCCCTCCACGAGCGTACCTACTCCCCCTCCTTCCCCGGTCTTGTCTGTGAGAAGGTGGATTACAAGATGGGGGACCGTGAGGAGACCTTCACACTGGGGAACCACACGACGACGGTGAAGATTGGCAATATGACCTATGAGACCAGTCTGGGGACGTGGAAAGCAAAGGGTACGACTAGCGAATTGAAACTCAGTGGCTCAGGAATTGAGGGGAAAGCATCGTTAGGGGTTGTGTCCCTGAAAGCTCAAGCCGGGTCTGCATCGATGACAGGATCCATCGACGCCAATCTGAAAGCTACAATAGGCACCGCCCGTGTCACAGGCGGAGCGGGAGTTTACCTGGGTGGGCCTATCACTGGTCCTGATTTCGGGCCTATCTTGTGTGCTGGCTCATTAGAGCCCTTTACGGGTTTGCCTTTTGCTACCTGGGGCCTTGGAGCCAAAGCCCACAACATCGGGGCATAGATATGGCATTGACCCCTACAGGTGTCTACAGCGCCTTAGCTTCCAACCGGATGGCCGGTGTGTTCCCGTTTGGGGGGCTGGCTTACGATAAGTTGGCTCTGGGGTTGGCGATGGGCATCTGCCAGTGGGGGATCAGTAATCCCGTCAACCTGCAACTGACAGGGGTAGCGACGGGGTCAGCAGGGCCGGGGAAGATACAGGCCGCTG